GATAAAGATTGATTTTCTGCAAAATTCTTAAATTCACTCCATTCTGTATCATTCATTTCGTGCTTACTTCTAAATTCACTTACTGACCTATCAAGACGAAGTTCGTCTTTCTGTTTAGAAAGTTCATTTGTAAGCCTTCTCTGAACAACACCATCAATGGTTGCATTTAATACTTTAGCAGAATCACTCTTTGGATTACTAACAGCTTCATCAGGGTCGAAGATAAAATCTTCACCCAACTCAAGTTTATCTACCATACTTTCAGGAGTTTGACCACCACCCTTAAAATAGTCTCTCACATGAGTTACCAAATTAGGGTCTTTACGCATTTCGTCAAGTATAGGTAGATAGGGTTCAAGGTCGGTCAAGCGTTTATTAAGACGCTTCCCTTCTGCGCTTGAGTCTGAGTACCTTTTTTTAAGAGTCTCAACGTCCTCTGGTTGAGCTTCATCACTGTCTTCTGTTTTTTGTGTGTTATCACCAGTTTGGGTTTCTGAAGTTTCATTTATTTCGGCATCTATAATTGCGCCATTAACTTCTGCATCTAATGCATCAAAGAAGTTATCAGCGGCATCGTCAGAAATAAAACTTTCGGGGACAGAATTTGTTTCTGTGTTACCTACTTGTGTATCTTCCATATTTTAAATAGCCTTTTTAATTGGTTAAAGTTATTTCTTTGTTTTGTCTTTTTGCAACTCTTTTTTTGCTTCATCTTGAATAAGTTTTCTGTAGAACTTTTGTTGAGCCTCAGTTTCTAAAACATCTTTTTTTGTTTCCATAGAGCCTACATCAACATTATGTCTAATACCTGCCTGCACTAATTGTCTCGACAAAGTTTCTATTGTACCTTCACCGTCCTTTATTTGTTCCTCCATTTGTTCAACTTGTTGCTGAAGTTTAGCATATAAAGATTTTCGTTCTATAATTTTCTCTTTTCCTCTTACATCAGTTTCAGCTAACATAGCAATATCATCAATTAGCCCAGCTTGGAACCATCTAAAGTATTCTTCTAATAAAGCCCATCTATTAATAGGCATTGATGCTCCAGATACAATTCTAACATCAAATCTGGCACTTGCATAATCAGACCATTTATCTATTTCTTCTCCATAATCATTATAAATAGGAATATTAATTCTTGTTTCTTTTTCGTGATGACCTCCACCAGCATTTGGTTGAACTATTCTAAATACTTTATCATTTGAATAATGAGTTTGAGCTAATTCTTTAAATACGCCCCCAAGATGTTCAAGAGCAGGTTCTAAAAGACTATTCATCCAAGCTTTAATTCTTCTAGTACCAAATTCGTCATTAGCCAATAGTCCACGATAAGTATCAGTTTGCGCCTGAGTAAATCCCATCATAGAACTTGGAATACCAGCTATATACTCCATATCTGCCTTACCTTCTTGAGTAATAGTATAAAAAGCATTATTAATAGGAGCTGGTAAAATTGGAGTAGGAGGTGTAAAGCCCTGCCTGTACTTTAATAAAGCACCTGGAGCAGATGAATATTGTTCCCATTCGCTTTCTGGAACTGAGCCTTCTTCATAAAGCCATCTTAAATTAGATGCAAGATTAGCATTATGAATCATTACCTGATGAGCTTTATTAATCTCTTGTTGTTTTCCTATCATTGGAGAAACTGCCGACATGGAAAATGGTGTTCCAGTATACAAATATGGAATTGGTACAATTGGGTATTCTCTTATAGGCAGAACATATTCATACAAAGTAACATCAGAACCGATTGTGCATGTTACTTTAATCCTAGTTTCAAAATATTCTGTTGCGTCAGCAATAGCATTTGCTATGTCTTCATTCTCAATAAGAATATCATATTCTTCTTTACTTACAACCCTTTCTTCAACTCTGTTAAGTTCTTCTTGTGTTGCATATTCTAATTCAGCATTTTTTTGTTGAATCGCATTAGATAATTCTTCTTGTGCTTTCTTAATTTCTAAATTAGCTCTTTCTTCTATTATTTCTCCAGCTTTGAAAGCAGTCTGTATCTGTATAATTTTTTCCTGTGTAGATACAGTAATTTCATCTTGAAATGCTTGAAGTTTTTTAGCAGAAACTTCCTTAATATTCTTTATATCTTGCTCAGTTGGAAAGACCTTCATGCTCATATTAACATATTCAACACGAATTTTTTCATAACACTCATGATAAGCTAGAATATCATCTTTGTCACCTTCTGGAGAAACGCTAGTAACAATATCCTCTGGAATTATAGCATCTGCATCTCCTCTATCTGCTTGAGAATATGCTTCAATCCCTCCTTGTTCAGAAGCTCTTGCTATCTTTCTAGAATATTCTGGAAACATTGTTTTCAGTTGCTCTCTTGGTAATGTTTTTTTAATAATTATAAAAGAAGCATCTCTAAGTAAAAAGTCACGACTCATTGGGTCTGGAAATACATCGTAAGGGTCTACTTTTTTAAATATAACATCCCCTTTACCATTATCTAAATCTGTATCTATATCTATAAAAAAATATCCCAATCCTTTTGTCAAAGTATCTAATACAACACTACTGTAAATTGCCTTTCCATTAGATAAACTCCAGCAGTATTCGGCAATATCACTATGAATTTGAGCTATGTTTGTATCACTTCCTTCGACTGCAACAGCTTTCCATCTTGGGTTATTTGCTGTCACAAAATATTTCATTGTCTCTATAATGGGAGTAATTCTGTTGATTTCAAAAGTTGGCATACCAGATTCACGTAAAGTTTCTAACTCTTCTTTAGTCAATTGCTCATTCAAATAAAAGTCATAGCCTTTTTGACTGTTAGATTGCCACTTAATCCTCTCTTGAGAATTAGCTGCATTAAACATTTGATATATTCGTTCAGATGGTTTTTTTCTAGCCATTATTATCTATTATACCTTTCCCAGAAACCTTCAGGTTTACCCAATTCTATCCATCTATCAAATTGATCTTCATGAAACTTCTTCGACTTTGCTTTTGAACGTTCATCTTTCAGCTTTTCCTTCTGTGTATAAATATCTGATAATCTGTCTAACTCTTCCTGCTCTTTAACCAAACTTTGTTGCCTTCGAAGTTCAATCTGTTCTTCCATATATTCCATACGGTCAGGATTCATATCACCCCATTCAGTAAATCCTTGATTCGCCATTTCCCAATCGCTCAGTGGTTTTGAAGGATATTCAGAACTAGTTGATACGGTTTTTAAGTACTCTTGCATAAGTCTGGGCTCTATAACATTATGAGCCTCATCCTCAAAACCACCAAACCCCTTCTTATAAGGATTTCCCCCAGTTGCATGAGAAAATAAAGTTTTTGCAGTTTGAAGATTAAAACGTGGTCTGCCCTTTGTTTTTTCACGTCCTTGAACATAATGAGCCAATTCAGCGATAATAGTATCCTCTCCTTTAGTATACGGCTTCCATTCCTGTTTTTCTCTATCCACAGCATACCTTAGCTTTTTTCCACTCCCTCCTGTGTCTATAGTTTCGGAAAAGGGGTTATAGGTCGCACTAACTGAAGCATCTGCCATATTCATCATTTGAAACCAAGAACTCTTCCCTCCAGTTTCTATATTCGGACTTCCATGTTTTCTTAAAAAAATCATCATCTGTTTTAGTCTTTTAGGATCATTCCTCAACAATTTAGTGGCTATACCTTTAAACTGACCCCTTTTCGTATAATCTTCTTTTGCCAAATGAAATTTAACAATGTTTGACAGAGAAGAAGAAATCTCTAATCGTTTAGCTTTTGCCTCAGATACTACGTTATGTTTAGGCATTAGGAAACTAACCAACCTTTAGCTTTTCTTATTGGTTTGTACCACTCCCTAGTCTTCTCTTTTTTCTTCATATTTGGGGGAAAAGCATGTAAAAGTGAATAAAACAATGTTTCAATGGTATCATCATGAGCCATTCGTGGACCGAATGTAACGATTTCGTGCTCTAAATCAAACATATTTTCTCTTAAATGTACCGTACCTGTACTAAAACGACCAGAAAGACCCGAATATATCTTATTTCTCTTCTCTCTGCCCCCTGGTTTCTCTGGAATTACACTAATATCGAACTTATTTTTTATTCTTCTCCGCTCATTCAACGATTGGAAGACTGATCTGTTCATAGCAACGTCTTCAACAGTACTTGAGATACAATTATACTTTAAATGTATATCCATTATATAATCAACGACTCCCTTTTTTCCTATCAATTTATCTTGAGAATCTCTTCCCCCAACAGTAGGAATTGCCCTGTGTCGTTCATACTCCAAAACATATACTTCATTCTCTGGGCTAACGGCTATTGCCATTATAACTGAGAAGTCAGAAGTTTTGGTGTTTATATCTGTTGCAGGGTCACATCCAGCAAAACAATTAACTGGTACATCTTCTCCGTTTATCGTCAAATAATTAATACCATCTTTATGAGAATAATAACCTTTCCAATATTTGATATACTTTCTTCCCCAAACAGCTTCTTCTTCATTCTGAACTTCTAATTCATATTCTTGATAATATCCATGAATCCGTCCTGCTTCTTCATATTCTTGAGTTT